TATAGAGAAAATCAAAAGAAAGATTGCTCAGACAGGTCTGGATTATGATGAGAGCTGGTTTGACGAGGTCGATTTCAAGTATGTTATGTCTCTCAAACCCGAGGTCCGGGCTCCTGGGACTGACCCTGACAAAACGAGAATTATTTTCATTGTCTCTCAACTTAAAACTTTCCTGGACAGGGTCACCATCGGGCCAATAATGAAGCGCAGCTACGGAATAGGGAGCAATTGCATAGAGACAGTTTGGCAAGAGGGTGGGGCGGAGGCTTTTGCCCAGCGAATGGGCTTTTACCGCCAGTTTAGCTCTGCCATTTGTGCCGACATTTCTAAGTTTGATCAGAGTGTTTTGGCGGGATTGCTTCTGATAATCTGCCTTTTTCCCTTGTCGATGATGGATCGTATGGATGTTGATAGTCGGGCCACTTTCGCTATCGTCCGATACTGCGCAAAAAACTCTGTTAATAAGGCGGTTAAGTGGTTTGGGGAAGAGTGGCGAATGATCGTTGGACTTATGTTTAGCGGGGATTATATCACAAGTTGCGGAGACACCTGGTATTTGGAGTTTGTTCTGGAGTGTTTTGATATCGTTATGCTCGAGCAAATTAGGGTGAGCTGCCCGCCTCTGTTCTCGCTCCTTTCTGGCCCATGTGGGTTTAAGCGTGACGGCATCTATGGCGACGATATCATGCTAGTTCGCCACAAAATTCTTCTCTGGTATATATGTGGGGTGAAGGCGGGTGATTGCCTGCTCCACCACTTGGCTGATACCGTTCCAAAATTCCCCGATTCTCCCCCCCATCCCGTTAGGCTGGACAAATACCTTAAAAGTGTTTGGCATATGCAGATTAAGCGAAGTGATACCTATGTTTGCCTTCCCAGCGACCCCCGGCCTGATATGACTCTTTCTCCGATGTTCTCCCAGATAGGTAAGAATGATATAATGGTTTACCGTGGGCCCAAGTTCTTGAAGCGTCAGTTTATCTTTAAAGATGGTAAAGCTCTTACGTGGCGCCCAATTAACGATTACATGTCTAAGTGCATAGTTTACTCGTCTACTCGTCGCTCTCATTGCCTCTCCACTCATATTCTCCGCCTTCGAGCGTTGGCACTCGATACCCATGGTACCAACCCTAGCGCGTACAAGTTCATAAGGCTTGTCCATGACAACCTTTGGAATCGTATGTC